GACGATTTGCTTGTGTGCTACCATTACGGCTTGAGAAAGCCTCAGAAATAGCATCTGCAAGAGTACCGTTGTTACGTACGATGCTTTGGAAAACATCTGTACCTGCATAGAACTTAAGATTGTTCTTAAGTGCACGATATTTACGTGGCATTGCATTGATAATGCCTTGCATAACTGGAGTTGTCCAGTTATCTGATACAACTGCTGGAAGAACTGAATCGTGTGCGTGACCCGCTCCGCTTCCTGTTGTAACTTTTTTAACAAAGCCTTCCATAATAGAAAGGAATGATCCTGTTGAACCATCTCCGTTAATAGCCAAGTCTTCGATATCATTACCGAATGCGTTGGTCATCAAACGAACAAGATGATCTTCAAGAGCAGCCCCTTCAATATTATCTTCTAGACCTTCTGATGTAACTTCCCAATCAAGACGAATCTTTTTGGTTGTTAATTCTACTTTAGAAAAAGTAGCACCAGCGTTTGTGTATGCACCGTCTCCTTGAGAAGCAGCACGAATTACACGCTCACCAACGTTAACTTTTTCAAGTTCCATTGTATTTGCTCGCATTGTAACTCTACGTCCGTCTTTCGCAAGAACAGTTGCATCCCAAACATAGTCAATAAATTGACGAGCCTGTTCAGGTCGTAGAATTCCACTACCTGCTGCACCCGAAGGATTTACAGCATTTGAACCGGATGTGATTCCAGAAAGAGCGGTAGGAATATTTCCTAAGACTCCTGTTGTTGGAGTAGTTACTCCACCGATTCCACCAGATGCGAAACCTCCGTCTGCGTTGTACAAACCTGAGTCCGAAGCGCCACCACTACCTGGTTGATTTTTAATAATTTGTTCTGACATATTGTTCACCTCCAAGTGAATTCCTACTTAAACAGGTCAGCGTTTGTGAGGAAACGTCCGCCCCATACTGATTTTTGAACCATTTCTGGCTCCTGAACAATCTCACCGAGATCGCCAGACTTGCGGAAAGCGGTGTCTTGCTCTACAGCATCCACTCTTTTTCCAAACTCATTATAAGAATCCTTAACTTCTTTAACCTCACCGGAAATGTTTTGGATTGACTTACTTAGATCAGCAATTTGAGCCTGTAAGTTTAGTACAGTCTCATCATTTAATGATTTAACCATTGCTGTTAGATCGCCAAAGGCATTAGCAAGAGTATTCTTGATTTCAGCAATTGCTTCAACTGCAGCATCATCAGACTTAGCGATCTCTTCTGTTTTTTCAACAGTCTCAATAACTTCTTCTGATTTAACAATCTCAGTCTCAACAACTGCCTCATTTGTTTCAACTGCAACAGTTTCTGCAACTTCAGCATCTACGCTTTTAGTTACAACTGTCTCAGTTGCCTCTGGTACGACCTCAACATTATCAACAACGTTTGTTGTCTCTTCTGTCATAGGACTTACCTCCTTTTGCATCTTAATTGCACTAATGCCTTTTGCACTATCAACTAAGAACTTTATCATCTTATCTTTGTCTGTATCAGACTTTTCAACAAAACCTATATTTTTCATTTGACTTCCGCTTGTAGGACTTAATTCAAAATCATTTTCTGAAATCATAATCAATCCAGATTCTTTATCCCAAAAAACATTTTCTACGGCAAGGTCGGCAATGTCACCCTTCATAATGTTTACTCCATCAATTTTTTCAATTGATACAACGTTAGCAAATTGGTTCGCTGGAGTATCAACAAGAGATAGTTCAAACAAATCGTAATCTTTAATAATTCTAATTGGGCGATCAACTTTTTCATCATATCCATCATCCCATTTATTCATAATTCCACCAATTGAAAATCCAGAAAGGGTACCGTCTAAAACCTTTTCCCAAGTGTTTTGCGCTCCTTTTGAAACGTAAGCAGAAACAAAAACTCCTGAGTAAAACTTTTTTGAGTCGGCATCAAAATACTTGTCTTCTTTAAATGAAACCATCTTACCAACTGCAGATGGTTGATGCATTTCTCTTATGTTTCCTTTAAACGCAGCGAATGCTTTTATGCTTGCATCGCTTGTTACAATGTCATTTTGTTTGTCTAAATTATCAAGAGTTGCAAATCCCGAAACAATTCTGCGCTCTTGATCAATCTTTGAGATTGGCATAGACAATCTAAGATTGTTGCCATCCGATTTCCAATGCGCTTTATTAATGATATCCATATCCTTACTATTATACCAACTATTTTAACACTTTTTATTAACTAGAAGATCTGCCTTCGCCTTGTGCATTTCTTCCAGCAATTGTGGATGGGCTATCAGAATTATTGTTTGCTCTTTGTGAATCTCTTTCTCTGTTCCCTGCTAAATTTGCTCTAGCATCTGTTGCCTGTCTTGGAGTCATTTCAAATGGAGTGTCTCCATCTTTAATCATTGGTAATCCAAGTTTTTCTCTTGCTTCATTTGGCATCATTACTTGGGTCTTAACATACCGTTCAAGAATTTGAGACTGAGCAATTTCATCAGTAAGCGTAAGTTCGTTAAATTTAAGTTCAAGAATGTCAGTTTTTTCACGAACAATTTTGCCAATAAGTTTTGCAATTTCGTTTTGTGCAGGTCGTGAAACTTGCTCTTTAAAAGTACGATCTTGTGCTAAAGCGTTTGCAATTGATCCTGAATCACCCCCACCTAACTTAGACAATGGTACTTGGTGGGCTACTAAAATATCATTTCTATTTTGAAGCCTATACTCTTTGAAAGATCCCTCTTGAACACCATTCTCAATTGGCTTCATTTCAAATTGAACCTTATTGTTTTCAGTATCTCCTGGAAGTGGAATATACAAAGTTCTGTGAGACTGACCCTTTAAGCCAGTTTGTAAAAATCTAAACATTTTGTCTTCTGCATCTGCACTTAACTTAGCACCTTTAAGTGTAATAACATATCTTGGCACTGCTTTGTTCTCAAAATAATCAATATTGTAGTTTGACGCAAGTTGATCACCAATAAGTGAAGCAAGGGCTGAAATAATATCTGGAACTCCATAATAAGTATTTAATGGAGAGTATTGCTTAAAATGAATAACTTCATTTGGTCTTGTATCTGTTGTTACAGGGTTTTGATTCTTTGCCCCAAAATTTCTAAAGTATGTAACTGATGGCTGAATAATCTGAACATATCCGTCATTTAGTCTGCGAACACGCATTGTTGTTGATGGAATATGACCAATGTAACCAATCTCTCCTGTTACTTTACGACCAATTTCCATGTATCCGTTTCCAGTTGCTTGTACATCTACATAAATCTTTTCCATAATTTTTGTAAAACTGTCATCATCATTAAGGTTTTCTAGCCAATCACGCATTTCAATCTTTGCTCTTTCAATTCTTTTACGAGCACGACCAAGAGAATTCTCATCCTCAACATTTTCAAGTTTTAACATGGTACGTGAAGAAACAACAAAGTCATAACCAAGACCAACAACATTCTCTACTTTAGCGTCAATAGCAGCATGGTTTGCAAAAGATGTATCGTAATAGTTTGCTAATTCATAAAGGTTATAAGGAGGTGTAATTACATCAAAAAGTCCGTAACCATTTCTAACTGCTGTTCCTGGATTTATGGCCTTTGATTTTGTGTTGTCTGTTCCAGACTGAACTGCATTTGCGCTATCCAAATATGCAGAATTTGGATCTACTGCTTTACCAATGTTACGAGCAGTTCGTCTTTTAAAGTTTTGATCAAGATTGTTTAAATTTTTAATAAAATCCCAGTTTTTATTAAAAGGATCGTTCTTTTTAAATTCATCATCTTTGTCTTTAAGATTGTCAATACTTGCACCAAGATAGTACTCTTCTTCATCAATCATCGGAACCATGCTCCTTTATTGTTTGCTGTGCTGCATGGACCGCACCCAAATCATTCATATTAGGAATAAGTCCTTCTTTCATTCTGGCAATCTGCTCAGAGTATTCCATTTCGCTTACACGGTTTACACCAGGATGAAAAACTGGTTTTCCTTCTGGCTGACCCCAATATTCTGCTGCTTTGCGTAATTCCATGATCTTTTCAAGATCACCTTTACGTGCAGGAATGTTTAAAAGGTTTCCGTGACCATCTCCAAAGACCTTGCCATTGGGTTTTTCCCAAAAATATAAACCCCAGTCATAGTTTTTTTCAATAAGTTTTATCTTGGACTTACCAACTTCTCCTGGTTTTTTCTCTCTCATAACCATTAGTATACCATATTATGCTGGAGGTAGTACAGAGTTTTGCCAAATAGCGTCTTGAATTACAGAAACTTCATCTGTTTCTAGGTAAATTCCTTCATTATCGTCTATAATAATTTTATTTGTTCCAGTATAGTTGTTATAAACTTCTCCAGCATTAACAACATACCTACTATCTCTTCTTTTAATTAAAACATTGTTCCAATCTGCAACTAGAAAATCGTTTGTGCCATTATCCCAATAAGACCAACTCTCATCTTCAACTTCTGCCCAAGACCTGTAAATATTGGAAAATTCTAACTGTGATTTTGTTCCTTTATAAAAAGAAATGTTATTAAAGGTCATAAGATTTCTTAAGTTAATTTTTCCATTAAAAGCATTAAAATTTAAGTTGGTTGGAAAAGACATTCCTAAAACTGCCCATCTTTGAATACTAAGCGTTGGGTCGGAAACGTACAGTCCATCTACATAATAATCAATTAAACCATAAGGAAGGTCATTAGATTTTGTTTTTGCAAAAATTCTTCCTCTGTCTGCATTTGATGAGTTAGCCTGAATATAAAATTGCAAAGTATCAACAGCATTTTCTATTTCAAATATTAAAACTGGGTTTTGTGGAAAGCCCCATAAATCTAATCTTAAAAATAATTGCATTGCACTCACAGAAAAAGGATTTATTTCGGTTGGGTTAACATCAATAGAGATTCCACGATCTAGGTTGGTTGTTCCTCCTATTAATTCAATCCCGCTTTTTCTTGTCAAGTAAAGGTATGGAGCACTTTCCTTATCAATTAAATAAGGATTTTGTGCTTTGTAATCATATAATTCTGTTGATCCAGAGTCTTGCTCTAAAACATATGGCTCTATCTCTATTGCATATCTGGTATTTATTGGATTGGGTACTGTTGCATTAAAAGTTTTTGCAGCAAGTTCCAACTTTCTTAAAGAAACTTGGTTGTGCAAAATGCCAAAAACTTTAAATGTTAGAAGATAGACTATTACAATATTATTAAAATCAACTGTTTTTGATGGATAGATTAAATAGTTGTCAACAATTTCAAACCTTTTTGTTTCCCAATTTGCTTCTTCATTTAAATCAAGAATTCTATTTTTAAGTGCTGGCATTGTTGTTGTGTATTCAAAATCTGTTTGTGTAACATTTTCTAAAATATTTTGAAAAGTAACATAGGCTCTTACGTTAGAATTGTCTGTGTTAATTGA